AATAGGTAACAGTAATGCATACTGGTTATTTAATGGTAGTAATAACTTGTTATTTGGTGATATCAATTCAGATGGGTCAAACATAGATTACAATCTAGTAGGTTCAAATAACAGAATCAATCAATTGATTGGTACTGTATCTGGTAATACTAGTAGCAACTATAGTGCAGATGCTATTGATATGAATGTAGATGTTCAAGGTAGTTACAACCAAACTGCATTTAGATTGGGTAATAAATCTGAAACTTATAACACACCTTATAATTTAGGTGATGGTGCATTTTTTAACAATAGTGCAGGTTTTAGAACTTACTCTGCTCATACATTTACTGGCAGTAATATCACTGGTTATGGAACTTATGGTGGTAATGCTACAAGTAATTATGGGTCAAATGCCGCATATTGGGACGCCTGGAATATCACAGAAGGTAGTGCTGATGGTGCCAACATTGACTTACTAGTTGATGGTAGTGGTGCTTCAAATACTATTGGTGCTTTTATAAACTCTTCAAATGCTATTTGGGATTGGGATATAACTGGTTCAAACAACTGGATATTAACAACTCAAGAAGATGGAAGTGATAATAAAATATCTGTTGATTTAACGGGTGATAAAAACTATGTGTTTGTTGGTCAAAGAACAGGTACAGGTTTAAATAGTACAGAGGCGATATTAGATGCAAGTTTTGTTACAGACGGTTCAGAAATTACGATTATTCAACAAGATACTGGCGAGTAATCTAATACTAATAGGGTCTGTTTATGCAGACTCTATTGGTGATATTCGTGAACACACTGGTAGTGCCGCACTTGAAAGACAATCTGGTGAAGAACTAGTTGTTTCAGATGCAAGTTTACCTGATGTAGAAATGAATGATACTGCCGTTACTGGTAATGGTAGAATGTTAATTGAATTCAAAGATGAAGAAGAATTAGCATTAACTGAACATACAAGAATTTACATTGACGAAGTATATTATGACCCAGACCCATCGTTATCTAAAATGACAATGCGAATGGCAATGGGTACTGCTAGATTTACTTCTGGCACAGGTGCAAGAATTGATAAAGCAAATATCGATATCTCTACACCTACTGCTCAGATAGGTATTCGTGGTACAGATTTCACGACTACTGTTGATGAACTTGGCAGAACGTTAGTTGTATTATTGCCTGATGAAAATGGAAATTCATCTGGTGAAATATTTATTACAAATGCTGGTGGGACAATTACATTAAATGAAGCATATCAATCTATGATGCTACAATCATATGATGTTATGCCACGAAGAACAGTTATTCTTGAAGGTATTACGCCTGATTCAATTAATAATATGTTTATTGTCAATCCACCAAAAGAAATAAAAGAAGTAGAAGCAGAAGGAGAAAGTAAAGAAGACGATGCTCAAGGTATTTTAGATGTCGATTTTTTGGCATATGACGCCTTAGAAGAAGATGCTTTAGAAGATAAAGGAGAATTAGAATATACTGAACTAGATATTGATTTACTAGACGTTGAGTTTCTTCAAGACTTATTAGACATTACTGCAGAACTTGACAGAATAAATGAGATTGATAGAGAAGTCGCAGATATAGGTAATGTTAACATTGAAGGTACTCAAGTAGGGTTTGATGATGATAGTCAGTATAGTACGTTTGTTAATAAAGAAGAAGAAACAATTGTTATGACTAGAGAAGTAGAAGGTATTATTAGAATAACTCATGCAATTTATACTAATGCAGTTATTGAAACATATACTAACCAAAAACCAAGCGAGATAACTTTAGGAGATGGTTCAGATGCAAGAATCATAATAACACAAGAATGATTAAATTTTTAAAAGAGAATACATCACCACAGGGTATAAAAACTATTATAACAATGTGGATTTTATTTGCAATTGGTATTGCAGGTTGTGAATATGCATATGCTGATAATGAAATATATATTACTCAAAGTGGTGAAGGCACAAAGTTGTTTATCGAGCAAGAAGGTAAAGATAACAAAGTAGACTTCTCAATGCAACACCAAGGCAATGAAGTAAAAATAATCCAACATGGACATAATAATAAAGTAAGTTATGGGCATTGGGGTAGTTTAAGTAGTGGTGATATAGACGGAACATTTAATAATTTAGACTTTGCACAAATATGTGGTCGTGGTTCACTTTGTAAAGAATCTCACATAGGTCTTCACATTTATGGTGACGATAACAATGTTCGTTGGGGTCAAGGATATATTTTAAGTGATTTAAATGATACAACTTTTGCATGGGACGGAAGTGAAGGTGGTGGTCATGATGTAACTATTGATATTCATGGAGATAATAATAATCTTGCAGGTAGTCAAAGAAATTCATCTGCAGGTATCTATAGTGAACATCAAGCAACATTTTATCTTTACTCTGATAATAATAATGTATTCTGGAGACAAAATACTGATGGTGTAAAAACTGTAAATTTATACACATACAATGACGGAAACAATGTCACAGGATATCAATCTGGTTATGCAACACATAATGCAAATATATCTTTAACTGGTTCTAGTCCAACAACATTAAATTTAAGTCAACAAGGCAATTCTGCTCAGTCATATTCACTATCACAAAACTGCCAAACTATGGGTGGTTGTAGCATTTCTGTTGCACAACAATAAAGACGATGTACAATTGGAAAGTTGTTCTTATAACAATACTATTATTAGTTGGTGTTCGTGTTGCTGACCCTAAATTAGTAGAACAGTTTCGTTTAAACTATTTTGATTCACTACAATATCTACAAACACCTGTAGACTCTGGCATTGTTCTAGTTGATATTGATGAAAAGTCGTTAGAAAAGTTTGGACAATTTCCATTTCCACGTGAAGTCTATGCGAAAGTTTTAACTTCAAATGGTGCATTGTCTTTGTATGTAATGAACATGGGGTTTACTGAACCTGATAGATTCAATGGTGATAATGACCTTGCATATGCAATGTCAAAGAGAGAAGTTATATTATCCTCTATTCCTACAAACGTAACAAATAAAGGAGACAAACCTTTTCTTGGTTTTGGCAAACTAGGTAAAGGTGACCCTAGTGACTGGTTGTACACTTATAAAGGTATTTCTACACCCATAAAAGAATTAAATCCTGTTGGTGTTGGTGTTGTAAGTGCGGCACCAAGTGTTGATGGTATAGTTCGTGAAGCACCATTAATGGTAATTGCAAATGGTCATATCTATCCTTCTCTCGCATTAGAAACTTTACGTGTTTGGAATCGTCAACCTAATTATGCGATGAAAGTAAAAGAAGCAGGTGTTGAATGGGTAAGAATGGGTAAATTAGATAAAATGTCCACCACACCTAACTCTAATATACAAATTGCATATTGGAATAATTTTAAACGTATCTCTTTTGGTGAACCAATGCCAGATGGGCAAATGTATATCATTGGTTTATCTGCTGGTGGATTAGTAAATCCAGTACCAACACCGATGGGTGCAATGTACCCACATGATGTTCAAGCAAACTTAATTCAAACTGTTGTAAGTGGCGTACAAATACAAAGACATTTCTTTCTTGAACAATTAGAGATACTTGTTTTGACAATGAGTATGTTATTGATACTACTTATGGTATACAGATTGCCTACGTATCTAAGTGGCATATTATCTCTTGCTATGATTGGTGGTATAATCGCAACAGGACTATATTATTGGTATACTGCTCTATTACTTATTGATGTAGTGTACACGTCATTGGCATCGCTTCTGGTGTTTGGACATGCATCATTTAACAAGTATTACGTTACATACAAACTTAAAGAAATGATAAAAGGTCAGTTCAAAACATATCTATCGCCAGACATGGTAGATAAACTTGCAGAAGACCCAAGTTTACTAAAACTTGGTGGTGAGAAAAAGAACATGACATTCTTTTTTATGGACATAGTTGGGTTTACACCAATATCAGAACATTACAAAAACAATGATGACCCCGAAGGTTTAGTGGAATTAGTTAATAACTTTTTAGATAGAACGTCTAATATCATACTAAGTAATGGAGGCACAATTGATAAATACATGGGTGATTGTATAATGGCATTTTGGAATGCACCATTAGACAATACGTATCATGCAGAAATGGCATGTATTTCTGCAGTAGAAATAGAACAAGAACTAGAGATAATACAAGATGAATTTAAAAGAAAAAATCTTCCTAGCATCAATGTCGGCATTGGTATTAATACTGGTGACTGCATCGTTGGCAACATGGGTTCTGTTTCCCGATTTGATTATTCAGTCATCGGAGATGCAGTTAATCTCGCCGCTCGTTTGGAAGCACTAGCGGCCAGAGGCAAATATAAAAATAATAGAATACTTATCAGTTTAGATACTGTAAACTCTATTCGTCAATATGGATATAGTCGTAAAGATTTTTTATTTAAAAAATTAGATACGATTAAAGTAAAAGGCAAAGAAGAAAAAATAGAAATATATTCACCATGAAAAAAGTAGAGAGGTCTTTTTCAAATTCAGTTCGTATGCCATATCAAGATGCAATTGCATTTGCGACTAGACTATACGATTTTCATATTGAACAATCTATGAAAGATTTAAAAAACAAAAACTTTCATGAAAAGCAGGCACAAAGAATGCGAAGTTGGATAAGTGATATGAAAGAGTTTATCGTTTCGAATGAGTCTTATCATGGACGTGAAGCATAATCAAGGCATAGTGGATAACTTTTAATAAGTCTTGTCTATTGTACCCATTCTTATTTCCATATCGTTGTGCATATTTCATAATATTACCAATACAGAAACCTTCGCCATGACCACCATCAATAATAAACTCGGTTGCTTGAAACTTGTTTTTAGAATAATGTTGCTCGTAAGTCGAGTTAACATATTTTAATAATTCAAGAATATTATCATTCTCATCATATTTGTATTTTATTTTCTTTGCCATTGTCCTATATTATACACTATTATTCAGGCGTTGTCAAGTCTTCAATTACTTCATTTAAGTAATTCATGTTAGTAAACTTTAGTGCCATTGTAAATCTATCGCATGAAGTATAAGCAGAATGCCAACAATGATTTTCTGGGTCATTCTCTTCACCGAAATGAAACCAACGACATTGCCAACCTTTCTTATCTGGTATAGTAACTATTTCATTTGTTTTTTTATCTAAGTAATTAAAATACCCATCACCTTTTAAACTATATGTAAATAGCATTTGATATGCCGATGCATTCCAATTTGTGTGCCAACCTATAAATCCACCTGGTGGATAATAATTTAATAAAGCATTATGTTTTGCACCAATTTCTGGTGGAAATTGATATTTGTAATATTCATAAAATTTTTTCCAGACACTTGGATTTTTTTCAGATGCATGACTTGTAGAAGTATTATAAAATGCATCAGGGTATCCATCGTGATTTCTTGACATAATATCATTTAAGTATTCTCTAGAGCAATAATATTCACCATTATCTAAATCACCTCTAATTGTATTATAATCTGAATTATCGTAATCTAAAGAATAAAATTCATCTATTAAATTATTTAACTTGTTGTTATAATAAGAATTATTAATTACTATTTCTGCCATACCAATTTATTAAATCATCACCTGTTCTTTCTATACCAAATCTACAAACTTCTTTATTATTTCTCGTTCTGATAATAAGACCACTATTGTATGTTGTGTCTGTAACTGGTCCATTTTTTATTAGTTCTGCTTTAGTTTCTGCAGTATCATAATGCATTGATGTTAGTGAATGAAAATGCATACAACTAATGCCTTTTGCCCATTTTTCTACTTCAAGTAGTAGTCTTTGTTGTTCTACTGCTTCGCTATACTCAGTCATTTATGCACCATAAATTTCTAGGTTTGTGATTAAGTCCATAAAAACCTGTACTCTATCTTTCTCATTCCAGTTTCTGTTTTGTTCAATTCCAACTTCAAACTGCTTTAAATATAATTTATTTTCTATATCTTTCCACATT